GTGTTTTGTATGCCACAACAACCTTTCGTTGATTATGTTTGAGTCTCCCAATGTGCTTTAGCATTATTGAGCCTGCTGTCCGTTGGCTTGCTGCTGTTGGGATACAACAGTCAAAAAGTTTTCTAGACGAGCATAAGTTGTTCCAATAGCAACCATTTCATTTGGGCGGAATGAACCACGTGAGCTGGCAATGTCAATAATCTGCTTGAGAGCAGCCAAATCATTAACTGTGAGCTCTACATTTTCTTGTCCTTCTTCTGTTGCGGTATTTTCATCCAATGCAGGTTGTGTGGGAACTGTTGCAGCCTCTTCTGCTGCAGGTTTTCTACGATTAGCCATATTTTCTCCTTGTAAGCTAAAAAGTTAAGTTAGTATATTATTTATCAATACTTCAAATGAGGACACGCCAAAGTGAAGTATGATAACTCCTTGGGTTCCTCAAATCCAATATTTAAAACTTCTGAAATGCTTCTATCAATAGGATTGATTTTAAGAGTTCTACCTATATAATACCTACCTTTCAGGTTGTCATGTATCCATTTGTCCATGGATCTTTCTAGATTGTAATGCAATGGAATCGTGATATACTCAAAATGGGGTGGTGAGGAATTTGCCTTCCTCACCCCAAAAAAGTTTAGCCGATTCGCTTTTTTTATTTTAAGCGGCTGCGTCATAATGTGTTGTAAAACCAAATGGTGCTAAAAAGTTTTTATCGTGATAGCTATGAATAACAAAAATGGTGTCACAGTAGTCTGGGTCGCCCCAGCTGGCCCATGGATAACCATCTGTGAACATAATAAACTTTTTAGGCTGCATATCGTTTTCTTTCATATATTTCCAATTGCAGTCAAAGTCAGTGCCGCCGCCTCCCATGGGCTCATAAGTAGTTATGTCTTCTCCGTTGTCGGATGTAAATTCTTGAGTATTATATACCTGAGTGTCAAAGCACCAAACGGTAATACGATAGTCTTTGTACTGCTCCATGATGCCTTGTAGCTCAGACAGCATATCACGTGCCTGCTCATGCCCTATGGACCCGGACATATCTAATGCTACAGCAACCTCAATAGACTCATCAAAGTCCATGCCGGGCAAAATAGCACTTGAATGCCAATTCTTACGTGATGGACGGGAGAATGTATAGTCAGCCCTAATGGTGGACTGGATCTGTGTTTGGATAATCTCACGCCAGTTCATCTTAGGCTCAGTAAGCTCTTGGATGATACGCTTAATCTCGCCTGGCACGTTACCAGCACCAGCAGCCTGTGCTGCCTGGATCATAGACTCTTTGATCTCGTCTCGGATCTTTTTCATCTCCTCATCTGATAGCGTAGGGCGGCTGGATTGTGGCTCGCCGTCGCTGCCTTGTTGTGGTGTGCCGTTGTTGTTTGATTCGTCGCCTGGCTCTTGCGTCCAATCAACGTGCTCGTCAAGTAACTCGCCATTGCCAGCGTCACCTTGGCCCTCACCTTGCTCTTCCTCCTGCTTCTTCAAATCGTCATACACCTCCTCAGATGTCCATCCATCGTATTTGAAGTCTTGGAAGATTGGAAGTTGTGTAACCTTGTGTCCAATGTTCTCACGAACAAGCAAATTATTTACAATATAGTCTGAGGCAATGTTGTGTAATCGTGGATCACGATCCTCACGACGAGTAAGGTGATCATATACACAATGCATGATCTCGTGTGCGATAACAAACTCGATTTGTTTTTCGGTGAGGATGTTGAAGAATTGAGTATTGAAGAATAAGTGTCGTCCGTCAGTGGCAGCAGTTGGACACCAGTCATCACAAGATTCGATCTTGAGGCGTGTTGCCATATTGCCAAAAAATGGATGACGTAGCAGCATACCAACACGAGCAACAGTAATCTTATCTTCAACCTCAACTCGCATCTTGTCGAGTTCTTCGGGTGATAAGTCTTTTGGCTCGAAGCTGGATTTGCTAGTATCTATTGACATGACATCTCCTATGTGTTGTTATTATTTACTGCATATTTCTAATTATATAGGATAATATGACATTTGTCAAGAAGTTTTTTTGGGCGCTAATATTAGCGCCCGGTAGGATCAAGCTCCTTGAGCCTTGGTAATAATCTTACCATACTTCTCATGGAACTCGTCAAAGTTGTCGAGCTCGTCTGGATCTACTGGCAACTGATAAGTAGTCAGCGCCAACTTGACACCCATTACAACCAACTCGGGCTCATAGTTGTTCATCATAAATGACAGGAAGTTATCTACCTTCTTGTTGAACTTCTTATCGTTCTTGTCGTTAGCCTCCTTGAGCTCGTAGCACAAAGAAACAGTCAGTGAATACATAGCACTGATCTCTTTGGATGTCAGCTCGGTAACCTTGCCTTCGAGGATCTCAGTTGGGTTAGGCAAAGTAGAAGCAATCTTGCGATGTGCTTGGAATTTGATAGCAAGCCCTTCACCAATACAACCTGACACCAAGTCCATCATGGAATCTTCGTCAATCTCATCTTCGAGCAACTCGGATACAAAGGACCATGAGCGAGGTGTAGCAAATGAGCGTGATGATGACTTAGGATCAAAGTCATACAAATCTTTTTTGGAAAACTGAAGGAAGCCGACAACGTCCTTGTGGATCTTGTTGGTAACAGCCCAGTCAAACCAGTCATCAAAGCCTACAGCAAGCTCGAGGTGTACGAAGCGATTAGCGAGTGGGCTAGGCATGCGATATACAACGCCTTTGTCTGAGTCGCGGTTGCCAGCAGCAACGATAACCACGTTGTCTGGTAATACATATGTGCCTACACGGCGGTTGAGGATGAGCTGATATGCCGCAGCCTGTACAGCAGGCGCAGCAGAGTTGAGCTCGTCTAAGAACAAAATAATCTTATCGTGCTCAGCAGCCATGTCAGCGTCTGGAAGCTCAATTGGCGGAGCCCAAGTCATCTTGTTAGCATTGGAGTCATAGTAGGGGATACCTTTGATGTCAGTTGGCTCCCAAAGTGACAAACGAACATCAATAACATGAGCGCCAATGTCGTTGCCAATCTGATGAACAACATCGGACTTGCCAATGCCTGGAGGACCCCAAATAAATACGGGGCGCATCTTTGTCATACAGTGCTTGATACGTGACTTAGCGGCATTTACTGATACTGTTCGTGTTACGTCCATGGTGTGTCCTGTTATGGAAGGTTGGAATGTGTAAGCCGTTTGCTTACTGTATAATTATAATTATATATCCAGTTGCACCAAATGTCAAGCATCTTTTTTATCTAAATAGACAGAAAATCCTCTTCGTGAGGATCTTCTGTCTTGTGGCAGAGGAACATATACATTTGTTCCATAATGCTTGACGATAGCATCCCGTTCTCGGTATGCTACAACTCTACCTTGGCGCAAAATGTCATCAAAGTTCAAGCCACTGCATTCTGCAAAGTGAATGATGTCAGCAATCAGTGCTGACGGGCTCTGTCCAACATAAGTTGATGACAATACTTCATTTAATCTATTTACGGAGTTTAGTTTGTGAGTTTCTGTCGCTTCCATTGTCTTAGTAAGCTAAAAGATTGATAAACCCATAGTAATGTAGTGTGTCTAACAGCATATCACCTGGGATGGGAATAATCATTGCTACAGATAGCATAATCTTGTCGGCATTTAGTTCAAACATTTTATTTCCTTACTGTAAGGTTGTCAAAAATATTCATAAGCTCAGTAAAGGTTGATTCAACTGGTGGCTCAGGTTGAAATGAAGTGCCATCGTGCTCTAACCTAGCATTCACCATATCCAACTCTTTAGTAGTCTGTTCAATATCTCTATGAAGCCTTTGAACAGCATCTACCATTTCAATATGCTGTTCAACCATAATATCAAGCTCCTCCTTGAGGTTTGCTTGTTTATGCCGTGCCTCTGCTCGTGTCATTATTGTATCTCCACTAGAGTTATCAAAAAGTGTAAGCTCATTACTTACTGTATAGTTCTAATTATAACAAGACATATTTCAAAAGTCAATCTTTTTCTTTCTTTTCTTTTCTGCGCTTTGCCCAGGCTTTTTTCTGTGCTTCAGAGCGCTTCTTTTTTGATTCTTCCTTTTTAGCTTTTGCTTCATCAGCAAGACGCCTTCTCTCTGTTTCTTGCTCATATGTAACGCCGTCTTCCTTTTGAAATTTAGTATTCAAACAAAGCTCGTCATCCAAATGCTTGCTGATAAGTTTTTCAGCAGCCTTGTGAGCCAACGTTTCGTCTTTATGCTTGCTCATAATTTTTGGGTCAAAGGCTGCTTTGCCATATTCTCGAATCATTCGTTTGAAAGCCCTCGAAGAACTGAAGTATCTTACCCACAAATCCTTCTCAGGCTTTACACCGTCATTGATATTTGTGCCTCGGCTACCAATGTAATATTCGCCGGTGTCTACGAATGTGATTTTATATACATATGATTTTATTAGCATATAACTATTTATAAAGTCAATCAGAGCATAAGCAAAAATAAGAATGCTGCTGTGCTACCATAGGCATATATGTATTTGTCGTTTGATTCTTCTCTAGGAGCAGGCTCGACAACTTCAACACCAGTTTCAATACGCCTATCTAGCTCACGCTGCATCGCCCTAGAGAGTTTTTTAGCATTGGGTGACGGTGTAGAGTTGTGTGTAGAAATCATCTCTTGGAGACGGGCATTCTGTGCATTCAACTCAGCAAGCTCATTTGATATTTCTTCTGATACTGCTTTGGATTGCTGTCGAACACTGGCAGGAACATATACATTCGCTGAATCTACAGGATCAGTGTTGTAGTTGTGCTCAGTAAAGGATAATACAGTGGCACGCTCAAATCCATCTTCACGCATTTCAAAAAATACATCACGGACTTGAACAGTCCCGGGAAGTTTTTGAGCATTTACTTTAGCAGCCTCTCGACGGGCCACCCATTTGCTTTTGCGCCATTCTGATACTTCTACAGTATAAGTAAATCCATCTTCTTCAAAAAATTCACCTTTAGACATCCAGTCTGGTTGGGCCATAACAGTAGTAGCAAGTATGGCACTGGCAAGGATTGCGGTAATGAAAGTTTTCATAGCGAGGTCCTACAGTGGGCAGGGCCGAAGCCCTGCAGGGTGGTGGTTAGGCTGCGAGTCGATTTAATAATTGCCGTCGTTCAGATTCTAACTTCTGAATCTCAGAAATAATTTTATCAGCTTCGTAGCGGGCTTGAAGATCACGTTGTAAATAAGAAATATCAGTTTCGAGGTTGATAATTTCAGTTTTCAGTTGGGCCTTAGTAGTAATAACAGTCATGACAAGCTCCGTAATGGAGGTTAAAAAAGATGCTGGAATACCCAGCGTGATCCTACATTATTGTAGGAAAAATCTACACATCCTCAGGTGGATGTAGCTTATGTTC